ACGGGTTACTACTGTGAGTGCTCTTCTTGTTGGTGAATACGTGTCAAAAGTATAAGATGCTGGCGGGTATTGACTTTTATAAATTGAATCTGGTAAATTATTAACATTTTCAAATCTTGGTTTTACTACCTTTAAATGTGCAGTCCCATATCTTTTTGCAACATGATTAAATCGAACGCCTCCTGCTGATAGCCAATCACCGCTTACCACAAGGTCTTTGTAAACAACTCCGTCAACTATTGTATTGTAAGTTGTTACTCCAAAATCAACCCAATCAACTGCATAATCAAGTGCTTGTGAACCATTAACCTCATCCCACATAAATATATTAGAAGCCATCTTTCCATCAACCGTTTTAAATTGACCTACACAAATGACTTTTCCGTTCCAAATAGTTGTGCCAAGCACAACAGGTCTAAAATCTCCCGTGTAACCATCAGAAGAATCCACTACTGCCACACAAACAACCTCACCGTTCTTGTAATATGATAATCCACGAGCAAGAGTAGTATCAATATGATAATTAATATTCCCAAAATACACTCTCTTAGTTACAGGGTCATAAGTAGATGAACTATACCAACAAAATATATCATAAGGATTAGGCAAATCACATACTAACTTTATTTTCCTACCACCAATTATCTGCCATACCCCATATCCAGGTTCAACAGCAAATAAGCTATCGTCTCCCATCTGTAGCAAGTCGGGAACTGCCCCCCATGTAGTTGCTGGTACTCTATCATTTGCAAACGAATCTGTAACAGCCCATGTTTCATTTTGAAGACTATATGCTACAAGATATTTTGTAGCCCTAAAAAGCCACAAAGTATCGTGGAAAATTTTTATTCCCTGCATAAGTCCTAATTCTAAAGGATATTCAGAAGTAGCGCTTAAAGAATCCCAATTACCAGTATGCACATTTACTCTGGCAATTTTCGGACTATAAATATGATTAATATTGTCAACACTATCGCCAGAATGAGCGAAATAAAATATGGAATCATTTTGCCATACACCATTAAATCCATTAGTAGATGAACCAGGCCATGAAATTCCACCTCCATTAAGACTAACTGCGGTATCTTTTCGGAGTAGATATATAGCAACAAATGAATCAAGAACAGTTGTGCTTCCAAGTGTATTAAAAGCACCAAGCATCATCATTTCAGTTGAATCCCACGGATTGACGATTACTTTATTACATACAGACCCAACAAATGCATCATATCCTGGGGTCCAATTTTGAACCCCTCTATTTCCAACTACATCATTTTCTTGAATTGGAAAGTAGTAACAAGTATCTTTTCGCAAGCCACTGTCCCTTACCTTATAAGTTGGTGTAAGTTCATCATTACTATGAGAATTAAATTCAAAGCCTAACCATGGCCCCCAATCCCACATCCAAATTCCGTGTCCATCTATACTTTTTGGGGCTTTCCACCAAAGAAATTTATTTGACGGTTGGGTGGTTCCACCATCATTGCAATTACTTTTTCCAAGAGTGTCTCCTCTAATCTTAATATAGATATTATCAAACCCACCTTTAAAGTTACAATAAGCACGAAACAATGCAGGGTCTTCGTTCATCTTGTGACCAGAACCGCCAAATGATAGAGTTTGTAAAGTATCGTCATCATTTTTTACTGTATCTTTAAATGTTGTAACTCTGGTAAATACAGGAATGCCGTTTTTGTTAAGATATAATGTATTAATAGTCGAATCATATCCAAATACATAACTACTCCAACTCGTATCTCCGTTAAAATCAAAAATATTCCATAGCGTGTCCTGTATTTTTAAAAACAACGAATCCTTATAAGAAAAAAATGTAAAATTCTGCACACCCAAATCAATATTATTAGCAGACATTCCCCAAATTGTAGACCATAAATCCCTATCAACAGAATTTATAAACATATCAAATCCAATTTCAAAAGATGGAGGACTTGTATCAAGTATTAAATCACGAAGTTGGTGAATATTATAATAACGCATTATCTGGTCGTGTTGTATATCTATATATAAATCGCCATATGGAGTAGGAGGAAAAACGGTCGTGTCAATCATCCCAATAGGAATAGTGTAACTCGAACCCGTACCCGACCTCTTTCCCCACCAATCCCAGCCAAATTCCCACTGGCTTTGTACGGACTGCACCAACCATGTTGATGCAATAATTATTATTATCGCTTTCTTCAATCTTAATAATTGCTGAACCTGTTTTTTATGCGAAGAATTCTATCGGCGCTGTATTCCGCATTGCTTAGCCGCCAGAATATTCCGTCGGGATACGCCCGCCAAATGAGTATATCGATGCTCTCGCCCGGCGCTAATACTATCAGGTAGTACACTGTATCGTTCTGCACCGCCTCAGCTGTCACGTCCCACTTTTTAAATCCCACGCGCTTAAATACCGAGTCTGCCGTCCCGTCAAACTTTATTACATGATAGATCTCCACGGAATCCGTCAGCCCATCATCGGGATTGTAAAGCGTCGCAGTCGACATTTTATAATCGCCTTTGTTCGCCCCCAGGTATGCATAGTATGTTGTATCGCCTTCGGTCAAAGTTTTCACCTTCACCTTCGGGCTTAACTGCGCATATAAGTGCTGAGCGGAGCCGAAGCACAATAAGAATACCGCGATTGCAAAAATTATTTTTCTCATTTTACTTCATTCTTTGCTGTAAATTCTTTTAAATTATTTATTTCGTACTCTGAAAATATGTTTGATTTTTCAGCCAGTTCTATAAAGTTTTTAGAATGCTTAATTAAATTTAATGTTTTGGCATTCGATTTACTTGGTATCTCACCTTTTTCATACTGCCTGTAAACATTTTCACCGAAACCAAGAACTTCGCTCATTTTTACAGGTGAAAGTTTATATTGCTCTCTTAATTGTTTGATTTGTTCCGGGAATAAAATATTATTTTTTTCCCTGTATTGATTATACAAATGTTTTAATGTTAAATCTGTGGCTTCTGGCGTTGTGAATTCTTTTTTTGTTTTTTCACAAATATAATAATATTCAAAAACATCAAATTCCTCTTTTCGGAATGTCATTTTTTGGGGTGTAATATTTAACACCGCATTGCAATCAGCAAACGGACTCTCTATTATTTTTTTCATATTTTTATATTTTAACCTGCTTTATTAATTCATCATTCACAATTCATAATTGCTTTTACGGTTTCCGCCATACCGTCACTGTACCATACAATATTACATCTTCCCTGTTGCCTGCAGCGCCGCCTATCACTATCGCGCCCCACTTATGCCCGAGCCCGTTTTTCTCTACCAGGAATGTATCAACCAGCAGCGACCCGGCTGTTAAACCGGCAGTATCCACCGCGCCCGTTAATATGTAATAGTTCGAATCGTTCGTCTGTATGTCGTACAGGTATGTTCTGCAGTAGATCTTCGGCGTGGTGCCGGTTCCTTTAATTGTTATCATCCCGCCTGTGTATGCGCCGGTGAGGATCTCGTTCAGCTTCCATACGCCAAGCGAATCAGCCGAGAAGTTGATGGTGAAGTTGTAAGTGTAAACATCTTCCGTATGATACTTTTGTATCGATGAAAATGTTTTCTTCTCCTGCGCCCATGAAGGGGGGAGGAGACAAAATATTGCTATGATTAAAATTATTTTTTTCATTTCTTTTTTCCCTTCATTTAAAAATCAGTTGAATCAGATTAATCTGTGGTCATTCTTTCTTGTACACAGTTACGCTGATGTCAAGCACAACATCTTCCCTGTTATTGGCTGCGCCCTTAGTTTTTATGTACAGCCACTGCATCGATGCACCGCCGCTCACGCCTGCATTCACAGTGTCATGCACCGGCTTGGCAGTATAATTCCCCGTTGTGTCCCAGCTTTGTGATATATTCAGGTATGTCGTGTCCGCTGCGGTCACGCCCGGGTTCTTCAGGAAGTTCGAAAGGTACGCGTGTATATTAAATACCTTGGTCGTTCCTGTTGCAGCCCGCCATGAGAGTGTTATCTTCTCGCCCTGGAATTCCGCATCAGCCACGGGTATCGGGCTCAGCCAGTTGGTGGCAAGCGAGTCGCTCGCGTATGTGATCTGGCAGCTGTACGTGGTCGCGTTGCCGTATGACTTCACTGTCCATGACGGCGTATCATCGGCCTTTAATTGCGGCGGCGCCAGAAAAAATCCGGCTAATAAAACGATGAGTGTTAAGATTCTTTTTGTCAGCATTTCTTTTGCTCCTTTTTTGTTGCTGTTTATTTTTTTGCTTTTAATTCAAAATTCATAATTCAACATTCATAATTACTTTTTAATTGCTCATTTGTAAAATTATATCTGCCTGTTTAACTATCTTCGGGTCGCCGTCTATTAATATTATGTCGATGGTACCCTCGCCTATTTCGAATCCGCTAATTTGCTTTTCGCTCACCTTCGGACTTGTATTCCATGCATTCAACAGCACCGCCTGCAGCTCGGTGAACCTTGCGTCTATCTCCGCCGCCTTGGTTTTAAAGCTTGCTCTGGTCAGCGCGTTCAGATTAGCCAGGCTGATTACAAGCGCCATTGTCACACGGTCTGATTCCTGGTTGGGATTCCCGTCGTCGCTCACCGATTCTATCTTATCGCCCGCCATCTCAACTATCAGCGCGGGATAATCTTCAACCTTCAGCAGCGATGTTTCCGAAATATATTTCAGCCACTCAAGCTGTTCTCCCGGCAGCATCAGCGGCTCTATTGCATCTATTATAAATTTTTGTCCGTCCATCTTCTTAATTGCGAGGAGCGCAGCGACGCGGCAATCTCGCTTCTTTTTTTTGCTTTTATATTTTTATCGCCGCCAGCTTCTGCATCAAAAAATTCTGGTTCATGTTCAGCGCCATTTTTAAGAACGGGATCGCTTTCGTTCCCTTCTGCGAGATCTTCCGGGCTATCAAGTATGCGATGTTCTGTATTTCCGATGTCACCCGGTCCGATTCAGCCCTGTTCTTCTGATACAGCGCCCTTAACCTGCCGTGAGTGGTTGGCTTCCCGCCCAGCTTCACAAACCCTTTGCTTATTATCCACTGCTGGATCGCAAGCTGCGGCGGCCAGTGCGGCTTGGTCCCTTCGTGAACGAATATCGCGTGAGGCGCATTCCCGCCAACTCCAACAACACCTACGATCCTTCCCGCTTCTCTTGCAACTTCATAGCGCAGGTTCTTCACCAGCTCGCCGGATGCAATTGCTTTGTTATCACGTATAATTTTATCGGCATCACTGCGGACTTTTTCAAGGAACATTCTCAAAACTTTTTCTATCTCATTTAAAACGATGTTCATCGCATCATTAATATTTTTTTCTATATTGCTCAATTGCTTTTGTTCACGCTAAGTCGTCGTTGATTGCCGCCATGCCGATGTTTGGAACTTTTATCACATCATTATCCTCATCTTCGTCCAGGTCTATCAGCCTTGCGTACGGCGTCAGTATCTTATCAGCAAGCTCCCTCTGCCGGTCCACCATTAAATTGATGTCGGCTTCGCTCATTACCACACGGCGCGAATCACCGAAGCCCTGCTCTTTTGTAATGCCGTCGCCGGAGGTGCTAACATTGACAGCCGGTATCAGGTAACAAAGGACGTACCGCGCTTCCGCAGTCCGTATCCTTAAAAAATCATCGTCAGTATCGCCCTTGGCAAAGTAAGTATCATAGTTCGCCTGCCCGATGCGGTCTATCACATCGCGCTTGGCTTCAGGGAAAAATTCCTCTATAGTCGCCTGCGCAACCTTCGGCAGGTTCCCCACCTTTTGCACCACGTCGTATGTTATAAAATAATCTGCCATTTTTTAATTGCGAGCGAAGCGAAGCAATCTCTCTTTTGCTTTTGCTCCTGCTTATTCCTTTTTCCCCCTCTCTCTGGGGGGTTATCAAAAAGGGGAGCCGAGCAACGGCTCAACTCCCCATGATTCGCGTTTTACTTTTGCCCGGGCCTTGCGGCCTCAATCCAGACGTTACCCTGAGCAGAGCCGGAGGGTCCCGGGCTTTCCCTATGGAGGTATATAATTAGTGCTGTTCAAAGAACAGCCGATTAGCGCTGTCTGTTAAACTCTTGTTGCCAGCACCATCGATTTCGAATACCCGTAGTTTGCGTCAAGCTCTGCCTTCGGCGTGTATTCAATCACTCCGCCTTTTACGCGTTCCTGCACCTGGCGTCCGAGGTACATGTTCAGCCCGAACCCGATATGCAGGTTCTTCGGATTGCACATCAGTATCTTATTAGCCGGCACTGCGAACAGCGGCCTGCACTTCACGCCGTTTGATACCAGCGGCTGTGTGGAAAGCATATCGCCCAGCCCGGTTGCCTTGCCGGTGAGCTCCCTGCGGTACTTGGTATAATTTTCGTGCGCCATGTAGAACAGCAGGCTCGTCACGTCGCTCTTGTACTTATCGTCCAGCGTGTCCCACATTGTATCCAGCACATCGGTTATCTTATCTGCAACCGCAAAATCAGGCGACTTCGGCACGTCGGCATCCGCAAGCGCGCGGTCAAGGTAACCGTCTACCAGCTTAAGGAACAGGTCAACTGAATCCTTATCGCCGTTCCATGCCAGGTCGATAACATCGCGCGAGAAGAGCGACATGAACTTGGCAGCGATTGCTGCCTCGGCGCCTTCCTTCTCGATGTTCCTGCGGAGGAACTTCATGGTGATGTCGAACGGCCTGCACACTTCGACCGGCACAAGCGATCTGCGCGGTATCGTCACGGCGTTGGTTCCCGTTATATCCGAGTCCTCCGTAACAGCCCGCAATCCCCGCACGTCAGCGTCGAGCGCATCCATGTTAAGCTGTGTTACGATGCCCGTATCGACCGAGATCTCCTGCAGGAAGTCGTTGGAGTCCACCATTGTATCTAAGAACGCCTGCAGCTCCACCGGCGAGATCTGCCCGCCAAGGCTGGTTGTGATGGTCGCTTTAATTAATTTTATTATTTCCTCGTTTGTCATTGCTCTTCCTTTGTCATTCCCGCGAATGCGGGAATCTATATTTTAAAATTTTCTTTCAGTCTATGACAGAAACGGCAGGACCGCAGCCTTCTTCACCTGCCCGTCGCCATCACCATCGGTCACCTGCTTTGAGCCTTTGGATTTCTCCAGCTCGTCCTTCGCGTCCTTCAGTTCCTTCTCCAACTTTTCCTTTTCAAGCTTAGCGGCTTCCTCTGCATCGGCTTTTGCTTTTGCTGTTGCATCGTCAAACTCTTTTTGTGTTTTTACTTTTTCATCCATGGTTTTATTTTCTCCCTGGGCATTGCCCTGTTTACCAAGCTCCTGCTTGGTAAATCTTTTTCTTTTTTCTTCGGTTGTATCCGCTGCATCCATCAATGACTGCATCGCGTCCATTGCCGCCTGAAGCTTTTTCATGTTTGCCGCGCTTATAGTTTTCCCGGCTTTGTTTATCTCGCTTTTTGCAATCTCTATTGTATCGATCTTTACGTCCGCATCGGCAAGCACCTGCTTTATTTCGCTTATCTTTTCATCTATCGAGTACAAGTCATTATACATCACGTCCCACACTGCCGAGCTTATTGCATCGGCAATAGTGCGGAGCTGCATTTTGTTATATATTTCATCGAATCCTTTTACAGCTTCTTCCGTATCATCTTCCTTTGTGAAAAATTTCTTTATATATTCCATAAAGCCTTGTGCTGAGCCTGCCGAAGCATCTTTAATCATGCTCTTTACTTCTTCCCGCTTTGCAGTCCCGTATAACGAAAACCCGGTGTACGTTCCGTCCTTCACGCTCTTCCATACTTCATCGTTATCTACCTTGGTTACAATGAACCACGCGCCGTCAGGCTCGCCTTCTAAAATAGAGTGCTCCCCTTTTATGATAGCCGATTCAACTATCGTCACGCCGTCGACTATCTCGAGATTGTGCTGTGTATCGGTAGCTTTTGTGGTGTTACTTTTGGCAAGGAATCCGTGAGCGGCTTTTTCTATCGTGTCCGAAGTTGCAAAATCGCCGTGCGCATCTATGTCGTCGGGCGCGTAAACAATCCCGTAAACAAGGTGCTTATCATCATCGACCTTTTTTATGTCAATGGTCCTGAGATGTTTTTGGACTGCAGCATCCGTGATGCTGCTTAAAGATTTGTAAATAAATGTTCTCAGGTTCGCCGCTTTATCAACGAACGAGATCAGCTCAACATTTAATTCTTTTAGCTCACATGTCTTCATTTTGCCATTGACTAATCTGTTTAATCAGATGAATCAGTGATACAAAATTACTATAATAGAGCGGCGCATCTGCCCTGCTTTTTACAATATATTATGAAATACAGGGTAAGGGGTTTAAATGGTTTGCCGCGTTGTCATTCCCCCCCTTGAGAGTGTTCGGCAAAGCCGAACCGAACGAGGGGGTTAGGGGGAGGAATTATTTCTCTTTTCCCGAAGGTACAGATTCCCGTAAAATCTTTCTTATGTCGCGGAGGGCTTCAAGTATATTCCCGGCTCTTGAGTAAAGCGCAACATATAACGCAAATGTTACAAGACCGGCCGCTCCCAAACAAATAACTAATCCTGTTCCTATCTGTTCCATCTTAATTTCTCCATGCTTTTTATTTGATTAATCAGGTTAATCAGGTTAATCTGTGGTCTATTTAACTTCTCGTATAATTTTAATTAATTTAAACATCTTTTCTATATCGTTTAAATAAACTTTCTTCGGCGGGTATTTGGTATTGATGCTGTAAATAATTATTGCTCCGTTATCTTCAGGGTCGCGGTAAAATAATTTCGCGTTGCTCTCGGCTGTGCCGGGCGAGCTCTTGTATAGAATTATCACCGCGTGGTAGTCTTTAATATTTTTCAGGCTCGCCGCGGCGCAAATTAAATGATCGCCCGCGTTGATATAAGGCGTCATGCTGTCACCCTCGGCTTTTAATGCGAACACTTCACGGTAACCGCGCCGGATGTTATCTACAATTATAAAATCCGTTTCAAGCTCCGGCCATTGACTTGTAGGCAGACCGCAATCGGCATACCCGAGCACCGGCAGGCGCTGGATTTCGTTCCCGTATTTTTCTATTATCTCGCCGGGTGTTTCTGTTTCGTACAGCTCAGCCGTATCGTCAAAGAACCAGTTGATATTTATGCCGAGATTTCTTTGCAGCTTCTCAAAAAATTTTATGCCGGGGGTTTGCTTATTTGATTCATATCTATTTAGATTGGTACGGTCTTCACCTATTAACGCAGCAAAATCAGCTTGCGTCTTACCCCCTCTGAGTTGCTTCAATTTCTCCCCAAAGGTCATTCGATAATATCAGTTTCCCAAACATAACAACCCCCATTTTTAAAGTCAACCCTAATGCGTTTAAATACCGTTTAAATTCGTTTAATACCCCTGCTAATGTATATCTCATGCCTAAAAAACATAAACACCTGTTATTCTATGCTTTAATAAATTAATTGGATATTACCACTTTTTGCTATTGACAAATGTGGGGATTCCCACTATCTTTGTTCAATTAAAAATAAACAACATGAGAATCCCAAAAAAAACAAAAATGAGCCGGAAAGAATTGCTCTCTATCCTATATTCTGATTTTAAACATTATCGCCTTCAACCTTCTTCAGCATCGCATCAAAATCAGCCAATGCATCGCTCTGAGCTTGTTTCAGAATTTCATCGTCGAGTGGACCGTATAATTTACCCATCCTTATCTCGTTGACTTTTAACATCGTAAATATTCTCATTAACAAATGTACGGTCAGCTTATCTGTATTAACCGCTTTATCCATTTTTCACCTCCTTATTCTATTGTTTGGATTTTACAATTTAATGATAAGTTTTATCCAGTAAAAGGAACCGAATGAGCCAAAATTACAATTCCGAAATTCTTAAATCGCTTGAACCGGCGCTTCTTAAAGACCTGCTCGCGCATCAGAATATCTCTTACTCCGATATTGCAAAAGACCTTAACATAAGCAAGGCGACTATCAGCCTCATCATCAATCAGGAATATACTGGCGCGGAGGATACTATTAATATGGTGTACACGCACATTGCATTCCGCTTAACAGCGAAAGTTGATTTGAATGAAATTATTTATCCCAGCCCCGGGTTTTTTAAAATGGTATTCATGGTCGCAATCAAAAAAGGAAATTTCAAAGCCGATGAAATTATAGAGCTCTCACGCATATATAAAATTTTAGATGAATACTCGATCAACCAAAAATCACCAGCCCTGAGCGAAGCGCCTGCCTGCAGCAGGCAGGAAGGGCACACATGACAATTATGGAAAAATACCGCACACAGCGTTACCGGCTTTTTAAATCATTCATCACATTTATAATCCTCTGCATAATTATGATAGCACTGTGCATCATCAACGGGTGCGATAACAGTTTAATCACGCCTCCCCCTTCCGGGGGGAGGATGGAGGGGGGTTCCATCGATTCCTTCGGCGTATCCGCCTATGATTCCGGCGCAGTCCTATACACCGATTACCTCCGTATAATAGAGGCAACATCCATTACTCTTGAGTTCGACATCGAAACGAACCTCACCCCCGCGGATGCTGGCTCGCTTTACATTTCCGCCTGCGAGAACGGCAGAAGCTTTTACATTTACACAATAACCTATTTTAACAAATCCCATTATTCGCTCACCATAAATTACCAGGGCACCGGGCAGTATAATCTTGACCTGCAGGCGAGCATATTTTACATCGCCGGCCCTAAGTACGCGTATCTTTATTATACAAACATTATCATAACAGCACAATGACGGACCCGAACTACATACCAATTCATAATTCACAATTCTCAATTCATAATTCTGCGGAATGTTTCCTCTGCGGCGACAACCACAACCTTGAGCCTATCATGCGCTGGAAGTCAGTTAAATCGGTTGATGAAGATGCGCCCAAGGGTCCGGGCAAAATAAAATTAGTTGCCGATTTCATCTGCTATAAATGCAAGTGCCGCCACAAAGTAAGGAGTGCTGGAGCATGAAGGATAAAGAGCTCAACAGGCTCATCTCGCTCTGCGGTCTCCGTGAAGATGCAATCGCGTCTATCTGCAGTATCACGCCTGAATATCTTTCGCTCATGAAGTCAGGCCGCCGACTCGCGTTCGATAAACGGATCGAAGTAAAAAAATTTTTAATAAGATTCATAAAACACCAGTTGAAGCTTGCAGCCTAAAGTTAAACATAAACCGCTGTTAAAATATATCTGCATAGATACTTTCCGCGGCTATCACATAACCGAGGTGCAGAATATAGATACAGGCCAGCTGCTGTGGGTAGAAGTTGTGCCCTCGCAAAAAGTGGTAGCGCCGAGCCGCATCAAGCGCCCGTTCAAAACCGCTGCCGACGCCCGCGCATATATCGAATCGATAACTCAAAAAAAATTAAATCAAACTGCATGATAAATTTTAC